CAACGTTGTGTTCTCGAACCGCGCGGTGAGCCGGCCGGTGGCGGACGCGATGCCGGGGTCGGCACCCTCGATCCGGCGATCGGCGCGGATGGTGCGCACGGCCTCCATGTTGTTGGAGAAGGTGAGGTTGGCCGCGGTGATCTGGGCCAGCGCCGAGCCGCCGCGGCTGATGCTGCCCTGGGGTTTTTGGAACGCCGTGTAGGCCGCGGTGGTGGGCGTGCCGCCGCCGCTGGTCGTGCCACGTGCCTCGCCCTGGCCGATCATGCGGACGGTGGTGGTGGCGGGGCCGGTGGGCGAAAAGTCGAGCTCGATGGCGTCGGCCCGCACGCCGGTCATCATCGAATAGCTGGGCACATCGGGGAACCCAAGCTCGACACTGTTGGACGGCAAGGCTGCGGCGCCCGAGCCAAAGGTGTGGATGAAGTTGGGGTTGCTGCCGGTGGTGGTGGGTGCGCCCAGCAGCAGGCGGAGCCAGTGGCCGATATTGATGAGGTCGATGGGCACCACGGCCTGGCCCTGGACGGTGACGGTGTCGAGGAAGGGCGCGGCGGGATCGCGTGAGGAACCCACGCCGATCACGTCGGCGTCCAGCAGCGGCTGCTCGGCGCCGAGGTCGCAGGACAGGAAGGGCATCTGGCGGTAGTTGCCGGTGGCCTGGGTGCCGTAGGTGGTTTCTGGCCGCACCAGCAGCCGGCAGTTGGCGCCAATCGCGCGGGGCATGGTTTCAGACCCTCCTCAGGCCAGCGGCGAGCCGGCGACGGTGAACCAAAGGGTGACGGGGATGGCGGCGGCGCGAGCCGCGGCAGCACCCTCGAACTCGACATCCTCGAAGGCGGCGCTGCCGGGCTGCGCCCATTCGACGGCGCCGCCGAGGGTGCGGTTGACGGTAATAGCCGTGGCGATGTCCACCAGAAGCGCGTCGAGCAGGGCGTTGCGCGCGGCCGGTGTGGCGCCGCCAACGGTGATCTCGACCTCAGCGCGATGCTCGATTTGCCAGGCGAGCGGCGAGAGGATCGGCGTCTCCTCGACCGTCTCGCCGTCGCGGACCACGACCATGCCGCCCGGTGGGATGCGCTGCGGGATGGTTTCACCGCGCAGCACCAGCGGCGCCGGGTTCCTAACGGCGAGCGCCGTGACCAGCCGGCTGTGCAGCGCCGCGATGGCGGTCGCGCGCGCGCTCACGCGGCCCTCCCGCTCTCGCGTTCCCAGGCGGCCACGAAGCGCCCCGGCAGCCGGCGCAGCCCGCGCTCGGCCGCACCGCGCACATCGAGCCGTTTGGCGAGCTTCACCTGGGGCAGCAGGAGAAACATCGGCACCATCCCCTGTTCCAGCAGGCCGCGCGCCCAGGCCTCGCGCCCCTTGCGATTGGCGGTGCCCACCTCGGTCACGCCACCCGCCACCAGCCGGGTGCGCCGCCGCCGCCCGGTCTGCTCGCCCTGCCGCAGCGGCAGGCACCACACGAAGCCCCGGCCCGATTTGAAGGGCCGAAGGAAGCCCTGGCCGGAGGCGACCATCTGCGCCGGCGTGACGCGCATGCCCTTCTCCCCGCGACCGCGCCTACCACGCGCTGCGTTGAAGCCGGTCGGGATGGCGAGGAATTTCCGCCCACCCTTCGCCCGGATCAGCGCGCCCCGCTCGAAGGCGTCGATGACGTTCGGCACCTTGGTGAACACCAGCCCGGCCGGCCGCAGCGACTGGCCGCTCCGCGGGAAGATCATCGACCGCCAGGCATTGGCGATGCCGCGCGCATTGCCCGAGAAGGCCGTGGTGACCTGACGGCGCAGTTCGGCCTTCACCTGCTCGGTCTCGGCGCGGATCGCGGTCATGGCGGCGCGCTCACCGGCCCGCACCTCGTCCGCCAGCACCTTGCGCAGATCGCCGACGATGCTGGCGCCGAGCCGCATGGATCAGCGCCCGCCGAATTTGCGGCTGAGGATCCGCAGCAGCAGGTCGTGCAGCGCGGCATAGCCCAGCGTCCCCGCCAGCCACGCCACCGCGAACAGCCACCAGCCATCGAGCTCGAAGGCATGGGCGATCAGCCAGGCGCCGGTGCCGAGGCTGCCGCCGGCCAACGCGTGCAGCAGGTAGGCGCGGGTCAGCAGCGGCCGGTCGGTGGAGGAGAAGCGCGCCATGGCCCCGAGCGCACCCAGGGCGCCGGCGAGCAGCGCCTCGCCGACAATGCCGCCGATGCGTTCCGGGTCGATCATGGCGGTGCTCCTATCGGCGGCAGAAGACGCGCCAGGCGATGCCGGCCGCGTCGCGCTCGGCTTGCTGGACGCTCAGGATGTCGGCGCCGAGCGTGAAGGTGTCGTCGGCGTCCACGGCTGGCAGCACGGCGATGGCCACCGTGAGCACGTCGCTGGCCTGGATGACGCTGGTGCCGAAGGCATCGCCCAGCCGGTCCGGCGCCGAGCGCACCACGCGGAGCAGAACCGGTGCCCCGGTCCCACCCGCGCGGTAGCTGGCATCCGCACCGATGTTCGGATCCGCGGCCAGCGCGTCCATGGCCGCGGCGAAGGCGCTCATCGCCCGCAGGCTCCGCGGATGCGGGCGCGCAGATGGCCATAGTCGTCGATCATGCGCGCCAGCATCGCGCCGGCAGGCAGGGCCGCCAGATCCTCGGCTGCCTGTGCCTGCATGGCAGGGGAGTACGGCACCAGCGCGAAGCAGCCCGGCTCAGAACCGGCCGGAGCGCATGCGCTCAGCAGCGCCATCAGCGCGATACTCGGCAGATGCCGCATCGGCTCTCTCCCTGGCCTCGAGGGTGTCCTGGGCCGCCTGACGTTCGAGCTCCGCGCGGCCCTGCCGCCGGCCCATGGCCAGCAGCGCCAGAACTGCCCCCGCGCCCGCGAGGGCGGCCGCGAGCCAGCCGCCGATGCGCGACCAAAGGGCGGCGAGCAGCGCGGTCACGCCGTCCTCCACAGGCGCCAGAGCAGGACGCCGAGGGTGGCGGCGAGGATCACGGCGATGGCGACCATCGGTGCGAGGCTGCCGAGCGCCTGGATTGCCGGTGCTGCCTGGGCTGCAACCGTCGCCACGCCGGCCGCACCGACGGCCATCGCGCCGCGGCCCGTGCCGGTGGCGGTGGCGACCTGCCGGAGTGTCTCCGGCGCGGCGGGTGGCACGCCGGCCAGGGTGAGCGCGTGGTCGATCACCGCGGCCGGATAGGCGAGCCCGGCGCATTCGTGGTGGATGATGGCCTCGACCAGCGGCCGGAGGTGATCGTGCCGATGCAGGTCGATCGCATCATCCGGACCAACGCCGATCCGCCGCGCCACCACCGCGATATAGGCCGCGGTGTCGTTCTCCACCTGCGGCGCCCAGCGGGTGATGATCGCGCGTGGCGTGCGCAGCTTGTGCCGGTCCTGGTAGGTGACCAGCAGGGCGGCCAGCGCGCGGATGCCGAATTCATGGCTGGTGAAGCGGCAGAAGCGCCCGTCCGAGGGTGGCTCGGCGAGGCCCTGCCATTTGTTGGCCGGGACGTGCTCGATGTTGCCCGGGTTGCGGTTGCGATGGCCCCGCGTGGCCTTCGGATCGATGCTCATGTGCCGAGCGCCGGCACGCGGTTGAGCCACACCCGGACGGTGGTGTCCGCGGCCAGCGCCGCCAGGCTGGCGATACCGACCTGGAAATTGCCGGTCGCGGTCGTTGTGATGCGGCGGTTGGTGTTGTCCCAGAAGACGCGGGCACCGGCGGTGATGGCGAGCGCGGGCTCCTTGGTGATGTCGAAGACGCCCTGGGTGGCGGCCTCGATGATGGCGTTCTGCGCGCCGTCGCTGGCGGCGACGCCGAACAGCGCGCCGACCAGGACACCCTGGCCGGAGAGGATGCCGCCCGCATAGGGCACGGCGATGGCCAGGCTGTTGCCCGACTGGACGTAGTTGCGCATGGGGATGAGGTCTCCTCAGAAACACGAAGGGCGCCCCTTCTACCCAGCCAAGCTGTCGCTTGGCCGGGGCCCGGGCTGGGGCGCCCCGCGTGTCGTCATGGTTGTGGGAAGGCAGCCGGGATCAGGTGCCCGGGTTGAACCAGGCGCCGCGCCAGTCGATGGCGCCGACGCCGAAGTCGAAGATCACGCTGACCTCGACACCATCGACGCCGGAGACCGGCCCGGTGGTGACCTGCGGCCCCTCGGCGCCGTTGAGGTAGCCATAGACATAGACCGGCGTGGTCGGCGGCTCCGCGAAGAGGTACCAGCGGTTCGCCGGGATCAGCGGCTCGACCACGGGCTGCAGCAGCCCGACATAGGGGTTAACGGCGCCCGAGTTCGCCGGGGTGATCGAGGTGGTGAGCCTGAGCGCCGCGAGTTCAAGCGCCGGCCCCACCAGCACGCGCATGCTGCGGCCGAGCGAGATCGGCAAGCCGTCGAGCGAGCGCTGGCGCATGATGGCGGTGCGGCCGGCGCCGATATTGTCCTCGTTGAGCGCGGTGCCGGCGGCGGCCTTGTTGGCGCGGGCCGCGCCGGTGGCAAAGACCGGCGCGGTGCCGGTGGTGAGCGTCGGGCCATCGCCATTGGCCAGGTTCACCAGCGCATAGGCCGTCGCGTTCTCGAAGTCGGCGACGCGGCGGCCGATCATCGCGGCGAAGTCGGTGAAGGCGCCGAGGTCGTCATTCACCAGCATCTGCCGCGTGACGCGGATGCGCCGCGCGAAGGTCTGCAGCAGGACGATCTCCTGGCTCTCGGACATGGTGCCGGACTGGATCTCGCCATTCTCCAGCAGCGGCTGGAGCACGGGGAAGTCGCCGATGCGCAGATGCCGGTGCGGCTTGAAGTCGCGGAAGTCGCGGCGCAGGAAGATCGTGCGGTAGGTCGGCTGTGCGGGCTGGTAGGCGGCCAGCAGCATCTTGTTGGCCGCGGCCGAGAGCAGCGCGGGGAAGTCGCTGGTGGTGTGGAAGGCGCGCTCGGCGAGGCGGACCGGATCGCGCGGCACCTGGGTGTCGCCGTGCAGGGTCAGCAGTTCGCGCACCATGTCCGAAGGGCGCCAGCCCATGAACTCGGCGTGGCGGCCGTTGCCGGCCGGCTGGTAGCCCGGCATGGCGCGGGCGGCGATCGCCTCGGCCATGGCGTCGAGGATTTCGGCGCGCGGGGGGCCACCATGCGCGGCCGGGTTCGCCGGCATGGAGGGCCGTGGCGCATGGCGCACCAGCGTGTCGAACAGGGCGCGGCGGGTGTCGTCGGGGGACCAGCCGCACTCGACAGCGTCGGTGCGGACGGCGGCGATGCGCTCGGCGGGCAGCAGGGCGCGGGCGGCCTCGACGGCGGTGTCGATGCCGGCGATGCGGCTGCGCTCGGCACGCGTCGCCTCGGCGGCGGGATCGGCGGGCGGGGCGCGGTTCGGCTCCGGCGGGGCGGGCGCGGTGTCGTTGGGCATCGGGGGATCCGGCTGGCTGAGGGTGGGCGCGGCCGGGGTCTCCGGCGTGGTGTCGGGCATGGTGATGTCCTCGTTGGGTAGGGCGGGTTCGATGGCGGGCATGGGGGCGCCCTGGTCCCCCTGCGCGCGAACGGCGGCGTCGCGGTCGATCGGGATCGGCACGACGGAAATCTCAAACGGCTCCCAATCCACCGCGTGGTGGACGGTCTCGCCTGTGCTGGAGTCCACACGCTGGTCGTAGCGGTGCACGCGGTAGCCGACGCTCACCGCGCGGAGCGTGCCGTCGGCGATGCGCTCCCAGACCGGCTCGACATCGGCGGCGGCGCTGAATTGCAGCGTGGCGTAGCCGCGGCCGGCCTCAAGCCGTGCGGCCACGACGCGGCCCAGCACGTCACGCGCACCACCGCGCCGGTGTGTATCCAGCACCGGTGCGCGGCCGCTCCTGAGCCCGTCCATGCGGACGGCGTTCGGCGACATGTCGAGTTCCTCGACGATGGCGCCCTACGGCGGCACATAGTTCCGCGCCCGCGCTCCGGTCGACCACACCACCTCAACGGTGCGCGCCGCGCGATCCACCGTGGCAGGTGCGGCGATGGCGCGCTGCGCCGTGATCGGCGCAACGGGGAGCGCCGGCGCGGCATCGCTGCCGCCCGGGTCGATGGGTTCGGTCATGCTCTCAGCCTTGCTGCTGCGGATTCTGGCGCGGCGGCCCCGCCGCCCCGGTCGCCGCGATTTCGATCGCCGCCATCTGCGCTGCATCCTGCGCGCCGCCGGATTTGGCGACGCGGCGGGGATCCGTATCGAGCGACAGCCCGGCATCGTCGAGCACTGCGTTGGCCTCGCGGATCATGTCGACCACCTGGCGGAAGTCGTAGCCGAAGGCCCCGGTCGCCTCCGGCTGCGGCACGAACCCCGCCCGCACCTGCGCGATCAGCGCCGTGGTGTCCTTCAGCGGATCAATCATCTCATGGGCCGGTGGGACGTGGCTGACGGCGTCCGGCATGTCGCCACCCCAGAGGCCGAGCAACGCACCCTGGGCGTGGAAGCGTTCCGCGACGGGGCGGACCAGCATCGGGATCAGCATCCCGTACTGCACCTGCTCGCAGAGCCGGCGGAACTCGATCTTGCCCGCCCGGAGCGACGAGTAGTTGGCCTGGGTCAGGTCGCCCGACACCTGGTCGTAGGTCAGGCCCGCGCCGACGGCGGCGGCCTCCAGCGCACGGCGGGCGAAGGCGGCGTGGCTGCCACCGCCGGAGGGGTTCACAACCTCCACGCTGCCCACGCCCCGCCGATACAGGATCATGCCCGGCTCGAAGGCTTCGACGGTACGGCCCTGCGCATCCTTCAGCAGGCCCGCGGCAGAGCCGGTCAGCGTCTCGTCCCCCTCCTCGGAAACCACCGCAGCCAGGCAGGCCTCGATCTTGGCTTTCATCAGCAGGGCGCCCTCGTAGTCACCGAGGTCGCGCAGCCGCGTCAGCACGGGTGCCAGCCAGGACACATCCCGCAGCTGGCCGGGCCGGCGCTTGCGATAGGCGTGCAGCACATCCCTGGCCGGAACCGGGTCGCTGGTCAGCGTCCACCCGGGCAGCAGCCACGACGCGCCGGGGTGATGACGGAACAGCCAGTAGGCGACGGGCTCACCGGCGTCGCCCAGCGCGATGCCCTGCAACGTCGGCCGGCCCTCGATGATCCCGGTGCGCGCCGTGTCCAGATGGTCGCTCTCCAGCACCTGCAGCCGCAGCCCGACCGGGTTGGCGGGCGTGATGTCGGTAGGCATCAGTCGGACGAAGCATTCGCCGCTTTCCACGACGGCGCGCATGACCAGCGCCTGCAGGCCATACAGGTCGAGCCGGCCCTCAGCGTCGCAGGCCGTGCTGTCGGCCCAGCAGCGCCAGGCGTCGGCGTGGGCCTTATCGGGCCAGCGGGTGGTGATGCCGGACCCCACGGCGTTGCCGGTCCAGAGGTCGACGATGCGCGTAGCGTAGGGGTCGTTGCGCACGGCGTCGCGGGCGCGCCGCGCCACCGTCGCCGAGGCCGCGCCCACCTCGACGTTGGCGCTGCCCGCCGACGGTGCCCAGGATGCGGAGGCGCGCAGGTCCTGGGCGGCCGTGTAGCCGCGAAAGGCCTGCCAGGCGTCGCGCAGGCGCCCCATCACCCGGTGCCCTTCCTGGAGAAGCTGGCCAGGGTGATGCTGGGCCGTCGCGCCGCGGCGTTCTCGGCGCCATAGCCAGCGGCCAGCGCGCGCGCGATCTCGTCCAGGCTGCGATACTCGACCGAGCGGCCATCGATCGAAACGCGCGTGGTGCCGCCGGTGAAGGCGTCAGCCAGGCCACGCCAGCGCGAGCCGGCAGGCTGGGCCAGCGCCCAGGCC